GATTCTTACCTAAATCAACAGGGATGGATCGGCCGTTGGGCAGCGGCACAACAGCTTCGTTCATGCCACCCTCGCCAATAAGGGCATGTGTAGGTTTAGTGACTATGCCACCTTTTGCATAGGGATTTGCGGGAAGAACACTATCGAGCACATCATTATTGACACCTGCAAAGGAATCAGTAGCTGTATCAGCGGCACCACCACCAAACAAACCGCCCAAAGCCTTCTTCAAAAGGTTGATGACAATAAGCTTGGCAATCATCTGTGCAGCCAGCTGCATAAAGGATTGACCAACACTCTTAAAGAAATTAGCAAAAGCCTCTGAAGCAGTCATCGTGCCGCTTACGACTCCCATAATCGACTGCGATATGGACTGTTCGATTGATTGAGCAATCTCTGCAATACGCTCACGGACATTGGTAAGAAATTCCATCGAAGTGGCGACGTAGTTCCTCAACGCATCAGAGCTTTGTAGCTGCGCTTCTGTTAGGTCATTGATTGCCGCCTCTGCACTAGCCGCATCCTCGTTGATCTTTGCCATTAAGTCGTTGAGGCCTGGCAGATTTTCTTTCTGCGCCTGTGCGATCCGATCCGCCCGTTCTCGCTCAATCTCCGCTAGCTGGAGCTGACGATTGATCTCTGCATCAGACATGCCCTCCATAGCCAAGCGGTTACGCATACGAAGCGCGTCTGCCTCTTTCTGCGCTGCCTCTGCCCGCTGTCTGAAGCCCTGTGTGGACTGGGCGATAGCCATAGACAGGTTGTCGCCTCTGAGATCACCCGCAAAAGTGCCGAACTGAGCCTGTCGTCCCTGCGCTCCAGTAAGCCCGGCTTGAGCACGATCGACTAGACCCTGGGCTCGAAGTGCATCGGCACCAGGCTTTGCTGAAGCAAGTTGATCTTGTGCGGCCTTCAGCTTTCGTTCTGCCTTGTCTACCTCTAGCTGCAGTGCGTCAGCTTGTTCCTGAATTGCGCTGTTCTGTGCTGCATAGGTGTTAAGAATGCCTAGCTGAGCGCGGGCATGACCTGTGAGCTGCGACTCTGCAATCCTGGCATCGTTGTCGCGGAGTGTCTTAAGCAGAGCAAAGCGCTGCTTATCGAGCTTCATAATCTCGTTTGCGTTCGCTTCTGCTAAACGGCGAGCATTTGTAGCTCGGATTCGAGCGAGTTGATCAGCTAGGTTTTTACCTTGATTGCCCGTTCTGTTGTCAATTAGATCCTGAGCAGTAACAAGTTTTCCCTGCTCAATCGTGCCTGTACCGGTGCCAAGTCGTCTCCGTGCTTCGTTGAGGGTCTTAATTGCCGCATCTAATTCTTTACGAGCCTCAGCCTCTGTTTGACGGCGAGCAGAACCTTGCATTCCTATATCAACAAGTTTTCCTTCACCTTTAATTGCATTTGTAAGATCCCTCTGTCTTGATTCAAGTGCTTGCTGAGCTTTTTCAACCGCAGCTTCAGGGGTTAGTCCTAAGAAACGGTTGAGCGCTTCAATGCCGGAATTGATCGCACCGACAATAATGGCGAAGGTGGTCTGGAATGCGGCACCGATTGGTGCCAGCAACATGCCAATACTGCGTTGCAGAAGATCAAGCTGAGTCGCTAAACGCTGTCCAGCCTCCTCAGGGCTATCAGCAATCTTCTTGGCATCCCCCTCAAACTTTCCTAATTCTTCGGCAGTAAATTTAACGAAATCAGCGACAGAAACGGTGCCTTCCTCAAGACGTTTGTCGAGTTCTGCCGTGCTGATGCCCATCGATTGGGCCATCATTGATACGGCTCCTGGAAGCCTTTCTGCGATTTGGCCTCTCAATTCTTCGGCGGCTAATTTACCCTTACCGAAGACCTGAGTTGCAGCAAGCAAAATGCCATTTGCCTGTTCTTGACTGCCTCCTAGGGCTTTATTTGCTGCAATTAGACCACGAAAAGACTTGACGATGTCGTCGCTACTTACGCCCGATGCTTTAGCAGAAGCTGCGAAGCGAGTGAAGTTTTTGGTCGCGTCTTGTAGTGGGACGTTGAAGTCGTTTACGACCTGCTTGATTTCACCAAACATCGCTGGCGCTTCGCTGCCTAAGACACCGGCCAGGGCCAAGCGCATCTTCGACGTCTCAGCAGCCGCTGTTGCAGCATCATTTGCATACGACGCCACCGCTCGGCTTAAATCTTCGATGAATTGAACGGCTTGCCCTGCAGCGACTGCCGCAAGGCCTGCAACGCCACCTGTGAGTGCTGCTGCACCCATACCCATTGCACCGCTTCCACCGCCCCCTCGGGACAGCATTCCGCCTATGGCAGCCCTTCGACCGGTATTACCCCGGAACCCACGCATCGCTGGGGCAGGGCCAATAGGACCGCCGTATTGGCCGGACATACCAGCCCGACGCTGGTTTTGTTGGGCCGCGTTAAACCTTTGAACGCTTTGTCTTGCTTTTGCGTATTCGTCCCTTGTTTCTCTAATCGACTGCTTAAGCTTCCTTAAGCTCTCGACTTGGCTTTTGTTGTAGGTCCGTGCAGTGCCACCGTAATTTTTAGCGGCGTTCTGTGCCTCAGCATATTTACGCTTGAGATTTAGAAGTTCCCTACCAAGTTCCTGCTGGGTCTTCTTCTGGCTACGAATATCCTTTTCAATTCGCTGCGTGGCCTTATCAGAAGCCTTCGCAAACTGAGCAAGCTTACGGAGAGCCGCTGCATTCTCAACGTCAAGCCTATAAGTATATTGACCTTGAGCCACAGAAACTCCACGCCGTAAGTTAATTTTATCGGGTTATGTGCTAATAACTTTGCTAAGAGAAGCAATCACCGAGACAGGCAACTTACGCTTAGCAATTAGACCCTTGAATATCTCTCTTGTTTCAGCAACGAAGAGATTAGCTTCTTCATTGAGCGGGAATGGCAACAACTGATCGATGTTGACTTCGCCTGTCTTCTCTTTGCTGAAGCTCTTAGCAATACCAATAATAATTCCTGCTAGCCGTGCTGTAGATATTGAATTTATATTTGCAGTCCTTTTCTGCTGTTCGGAACCAAACCGAATCATCTCGTAGATGAGCTTAAGAGGTAGACGAACAAATTCATCCCGCCCAATATCAACCCCTGCAGGACAGGCCCGCAGCTCGGAGTAGACATTGAGTAGATCGAGTTCAGAGGTGGCTAGGTACTGCCGCAGAAACGCAATACGCTCGCTAACCGCCTCTTCAGTCAGTTTCCCTCAGAATCCTCTTCCTCTTCGTCTGGATCGGGCCAGCCGTTGCGTTCCCACTCTACAAAGGCGTAGATCTCGTCCAATAGACGGCTAGGCATCTCTCGGGTGTCGGTCGCCTCCCAATCAGGGGTCTGCACCCACTTCTTACCTTCCTTCAACTCAGCCCTGTACTTCATGAACAGGGTCACCGTGAGGATCTTCTGCTCACTTGCAGACTGTCCGTTGGTCTGGATGTCAGCTAGCTGATCGACGTAGTCATACAGAATCTCTTGGTTCTCGTTCACGTCAGACAGGGCATCCAAAGCCTGCTGAACAGGAATGTCCTTGCGCTCAGCGATGTCCTTAGCAATCTTGAGCAGAGCGTAGGTGTTCTTAGCCTGCTTGCGGGCCACGTCCTCAATACCCTCGATCTCGCCTGCAACTAGGTCTTTGTAGATCGGGAAGCGGAATGGAGCGATGTCGTAATACTCTTTCTGGCCAAAGAAGATTTTTGAATACTTGCTCATGTTATGAAAAATGATGTGTCTGCCGCCACCATCTCATGATGCTGACCACGGACATTTTCAGGAATTTCTACAGTCAAACTAACACCATCTTCTGAGATTAGTTTCATAGGTGAACACGAAGAAGGGGCGATGAAAACCGCCCCAACCTCAAGTAATTCACCTTTGACTCGACAGTTGATGAAGTAAGACTGCTTATCCTCAGAGGTAAGCAGATCAGCTTGCATCAGGCGTAGACGTCGAGAGCGGTGGTGGAGTTGTTCAGAGTGCCTACAAAGATCTCTCCACGGCTCTGGAACGTCCAGGAATACTCGATCAGACCATCAGAGGGGGCGGCTTCAGAAACGCCCGTCACACAGGCTTGGAAAGCACGCACAAAGTATAGGAAGTTGTTACTGCCGTCTTGACCCAACAGAGTCAGCATTTCGACGAACAGCTCCTTGTCAGGATCGGATTCAGCCGCCATTACAAGGCCCAGAGCGGTGTCAATATCGGCCTGTGGAGAGCCTGAAGAGAGGCTGTTGATGAAGAAGGTCGTGCAGGCCATTTCACCGGCCATGGTGGTGCCCACAGAGTCCCTGTAGCCGTTGTCGCCGAGCAGGAAGAACTCTTGGGAAGTAGGTGCAGGCGTGTACTCCGCCTGAGTCAGACCTTTCAGGAAGTTGAACGTAGCGCCAGAGGGAGAGGTATAGGCGTTACCGGTGTTGCCACTGCCGTGAGATGCAGGGGTGAGTCTGGTGCCGCTAGGGTCAGCGATCCGCACGATGCGGTCCCGCCCCTTTGCAAACGCACCTCCAGGAAGTTGAGCCATTAGCTTATCTCAGTGTGAATTGAGTAATCGGGGATAGTTACTTTTAGGGATTCGTAAGATATGTCCGTTTGCGGTGTATGTACCGCTGTGTCCATATCAGGAAAAGCCCGAAAAAGAAGCAAACGAAGATTGTCTAAGGTGACCGATGTGTCGTAACTGGTAAGGGTTACGGTCCAAAAAAGATTTAAGAAGACCGCCTGAGACATCGTCGGTAAATTCCGTGCTTCCGGTACTTCATCTATGACACATTCTGTGCCTGTGATTGTCCAGTCCTTCGGAACTTGCTGTGAACCCCGAACCCAAAGGGCGGGGGAAGAGGAACCATCAGGAAGGTTATAGTTTCCCAAATAAGTTCCAATAATGGAGTCTACGACAGAGCGTACTTCTGATACACTAGCCATCCAACTCTCTCCTAAGTCTATCAGCGAAGTCTTTTAAGGGCTTTACCTCTTTCTCGGCATCTTTTGTCCAGCGACGTGCTAGAAGAGTTTTGCCATTTTTCAATGCAGCGCCTTCATGTACGACTGCTGAATAGTCAACACGCCATGTCCACTCGACTGCAGTAGCACTGACATTTTCACGACGTTGACTTGACCGGAGATTACCTAGATCAACAATATCTCTAGGAGCTGTGACCTCTTGACCATTCTTACGAATGGTTTTGTTAGGCCAGTCCCATTTGACATCGGAAATCTGTTTTGTGAATTCCGCGCCGAGTTTTCCAGCCGTCTGAGCCAGTGCAGTCTTGACGGCTTTGTCGAACTCGCGACGCAACTCATGTGGCTGAATGTCTCTTGCCATTAGCCCGCCGCGCCTGTTTGCTCGAACACACCAGCGAAGCTCTGGAATTGCGTAGCCCTGGCGTAAGGCAGCATGTTCGTGCCTAGGTCAACCAGACGTAGACGTCCGGTCACGCCATTGATCGTGGCGTCGGCATACATGCCTGCCTTGATCTTGGTGCTGAAGGTCGCGGGAGATAGCAGCTTTCCACTGCAACGACTCTCCACTTCGTTTACGCCTTCTTTGTTTTCGG